ATTATCAACATAGCCTATTTCTGTCGAGCTAACGTCACCTATTGAAGTGGCTGAAGGCAGAACTACCGTTCCTGTCAGTGTTGGAGAGGCACTATATACCAAGTTCCCTGTACCGGTTGCCCCTGTTGCCTGATCGAGTGATACATCATTCATCACCCCGATAGCTGTGTTTATCTTCTGAAATGCTGTTCTTAGTGGATCGCCTGTACCGTCATTTGCAGCAGTACCAACATCCACCGTTTCAAGAGCACGGGTACTGGTAAGCGGCTGTTTCGTCTTACAAGAAAAAACAAGAGCCGCAATCATCATTAACAATAAAATTTTTTTCATCATAAATCTATTTTTAAATTCTTGGTTGACGGATCGTAGTATATTTGGCCTAACTCTAACCCTGGATTAGAGGATGGTATATATGGTAATTGAAACTTAGGCACTGCCACCAGAACAGATTGACGGAAGCCACTCAGTCTCATAATTTGATTCCCTATTCCATCCCAGATAACAACTTCACGTGTTTTGGCAAATCCCCCCTGGTAGCCTCGGCGATTGATATTAATAGTTCCTAATCTAGAAGGTGCGATTAAATCATTTCCTGAAAGGACATAGTTATTTTCCTCGGCATCTTCCCATATATCATTCCCCTCGATCTTAATTGCACCACTATACACGTTTTCAACATTTTCAATCGTTGTACTGCCTGTGAAGTCTAGCCCTGCTGTTGCTGCCTCTGCTATGACATACTGTGCGCTGGCTGAAAGAAGTACACCACTGGCAGCCCACCCGGAAGCGTTGACTATAGCAAAGCCACTGGCTGTAAGCGGAAGTGTATCATTGTAATATATCATAGTCTCTATCGCATTACAAGTGATCTCTGCCTGTCCTGAATCTCCCGTCAGGGTGATGGTGTCTTTCCTGGCTACGGCTGACTGGTAATGCTGGGCGTAACCATAAAGACTAGGACTTACAGGGGTCAATGAGCAAGAGGTAATAATCCCTGTGAATGTGAAATAATCATTTCCGGGAGTATGTCCCAGTGTTAACCCGGGATAACTACTCGCATAAGCTGCTACGAAATCAGCGCATGTCTGAGATAATGAGCTATTGAATGTCGCCAGCCTGGTTGTACCATTACATTCTATGTTAGCTGTACCGCTATCTCCTGAGAGGTATACCCTGTATATATCCGGCAGGTTGGCTGTGGTATTGGCTACCGTACCATCAAGGTCACCCACACCGACTGGCTCTCCTGCGAAATGTCGTACACCTAGATTTTCGATATAAGCAAATTCAGCGAAGAGTAACCCTGTGGCTATACTCTCGAAATTAGCACCGAAGCTATTCCAATAGTCTGTGTTTGTTGGCACCTTGTCGCTAAAGCCGTCACCTGCATCCACCCTGGCTACATAATAAAGGCCAGAATAATAAACTATGTCAACCCTGTGTTCTGTCCCGTAATAAGTTGACCCTGAATCATACTCCCCTCTATATACTCCGGCAGGGCTTGCCCCTGTAGCTCCCGCTGGACCCGTATCCCCTGTTGCGCCTACCTCTCCTTTTATCCTTACTGGTGTTGTCCAGTTACTGATCAATACTGAGCCATCGTATGTCTTTGTGGCTTTGGTCATCCACAAGTATTCGAGGTTGCCTGTCGATGGCGGTGTCGTTGACCATCCTGAAGGGTTAAGGTCGGTATTAACTATTGACGGCGGCGTTGTCGTACTGCCGTTCTTTGCATATTGGTATTCAATATAATTACCAGGGTCTCCCTGCGGACCCGGCTCTGAACCGGCTCCTGCAGCTGCTATGACGGTCCAGTAACCACCTTCGGCAGGTGTCTGACCGCTTGCCGCAGTATCATTTATCCAACGGAATGTAGAGCCTTCGTATGTTGCCTCATCACCTTTGTAATATGTGTATCCGGAGGCATAAGCTCCTCTGAAGCATGGTAACACGGAGGTTGTTCCTGCTCCGCTTTGTACCAGTGCTCCTTTGATAGTCAGTGTGCTGGCTGCTGTGACGTTCCAGTCCAGTGAGCTATTAGAGTCCCCCACCATAAACTTATTTTGTGTCAGGTCGAAATAGCTGTCGCCTCCTATGCTTTGTATCTTGCCTGTTGTTATGGTGCCGCCGTTGATATATGTCATCCCGTTAGTGAAGTCAAAATCCCGGCGGTCGTCGGATACGGCAAAGAGCATACCGATAAGAAAATGATAATACCCTGATACCTCTTCTGTTGTTATCTGACTGGCGGAGAGGATCCATTCTCCAGTTAGTGCTGACGTGCTGCATTTAGCGTACAGGTAATAAGCTGTAGCAGGTGTCAGGCTGTCCTGGTCAAGTGGTGTACTGATAACCCATTCGTAACCTACACCTGTTATCTCCAGCTGCAGGTGAATAAGTGATCCGGCTGTGACATATAATGCATTAGCGTCACCTTCATAGTTAGCTTTGATGGTTACGTTGCTGAGCCAGAAATCTCTTGACTTGGTACCTACGGACAGGTATGTCGTCTCGATACTTAGTGGCTTGATATTCTCCGGGTCGAAATATCCGTCACTGTCGAACAGCATACCCTGCATCTGGTTTTGCCGCATAGTATTGCGCCTTGCCAGTTCTGTGTTTCGACGTTCAACAAATACTGTTTCTTTTTTTGTCGATATGGTGGTTTTGATGATACGCTCCTGCAGGGTGTATGGTACGAAATCTGCAATGGTGGCTTTTATCTTGTATATATTGACAAGAGGGTATTCAATGGCAGCTATTCGTACCTGTGCATCGACACCCAGGTCGCTATCGGTGACTGTCACCTTATCCCCGGCGTCGAGCTCCAACTCTTGTGTCTTGGCATATTTCCAGTCGAAAAGGCAGTCATAGACAACTGCCGGCACGCTGTTCTCATTGATATAGCTCTGTGTAGCTGCCAGGAGTTCGGCCTCTGCTGTGTCGATATATGTCTGAGGCATGGCTATATTAACAAGTGTATAGCTGTCGCCTATCTCCGGCTGTATAGGTGAGCCGCTGTTATAATTAGGCATGACATAGCCATCCACGTCGGCATAGCTACGGATATAAAAGCGCTTATTTGTATTATCATACTTCCATATCTCACACTCCACGCCAGCCAGGTCCCCTGTTTTAAATACTATAGTTGCCACCTTGCCATCAATGAGGTAGTCATTAATATCGAAATCCATTGAAGAATCTTCAACATAACTTGATCTCTCGCTAAAAGCGTAGGGCGCTGCTGCGGCAAAAGAGATACTGGCACCTGTTAGTGTGCTGGTACGCTGTGGATATATGTTGTCGTCGGTAAACTGTCCCTCGATAGTACCGTACAGGTCAATATTATTTGTCAGGTACGGATATGCGGATGCTGCGTATGGCTGTTGTCCTGTGGCAGCAAACACTAACCTCTTGGCGCGGTCGCGGTAGTCCTTTGATATATTCTTGTCTCCTCCGAAGCCATACACCTTAGTCGTTATATTCTGATCATGGACCTGCTGGCGTGTGAGCTTATATAGTCCGCTGCCTCTGCCGTATTCAAATGTCAGTTCGCGTATTGTCCCTACTGATGCTTCGAGGCTGATAGCTTTACTCGCTATTGTCCATTCAAGGCCAAAGGCTTCAGCTACCCGGACAAGGGCTGCATGACAACTCTCGTTAGTAAACTGCAAAGTGATAGGATCTGTGGAGTCAATATCCCCGACGGTCCATCCGCTGTCTATCTCGTTAATAGCTGCGACAATATTTGTTATGAAGTCCTCGGCTGTACCGTTATAGGAGAAATCAGCGAGGCCGTCATAGCTGATAAATAGTTTCTTCTTGAGGTTATACAGCGAATGCTCAAAGTCTATTTTGTATTGAAATGTGGCGTTGTTCAGCTTCGTTATGTCCGGGAGCCGGTTGATATAATAATTCTCTCCGTCATAGGTGATATAATCTCCTATCTGTATATCCAGCACTGATGTCACGTTGAAGTCGGCAATCACATGCCAGTCACCCATGAGCTTCTTTATCATGCGTGTTTTTTCGTCGATGTCGACTGTTGCCTGTAGTGTTGCAGGCGTCCCTGGGCGGTATATTCCTATTGTTGTCATCTATGCTGAATCAACTGTTACTGTTGTTGTATCGGTTGTTATTACTGTTGTATCTGCTGTGTAAAGGGTTACGCTGGTGCATATCAGATCCATGTCGAAATATGCTATCATGTCATTTACAAAATGCCTTACCCCTGTCACCTTGAATCCTTCTACTGCAAAACATTCCACCTCTATCTCGCTGTTGATAATAATAGTCCGTGTCCCTGTACCTGTAAAGCATTTATATAGGGCTTCTACCTTTGACTCGAAATCTGTTAGTCCGGATGCCATTATAAAACCATGAATACCAAAGTTGCGAGCTTTACGGCGTGTCATCTGGTAGCCTTCTGCGCCATATTTAGTATAAAATTGTTCTTTGAGTTCCGACAGGCTACGTAGTCCTGAACCCTTGCTGTAATAAAGCCCGAAGGATGTCATCGGTATGCTGTCAATCATATAAGCGCTACTGGCTTCCGATGGCAGCTCTCCACTGTCGAGAGTGACTACCGGTTCACGAAATGTTATCACGAGGCTGCATCCACCTATGTAAAATTCAGGCTTTATAGTTTTCACCTGAACGCTAAATGAACCATAAGGTGTCGAAAGTGTTACCAGGTCGGCGAATGCTTCTACTGCATCATATAATGCCTCCAGGTAGTCGTTTATCTGTTTGTTTGTTCCGAGTATAGCTCCGTAAAATGTTATATCGCGGCCACCATAGAACAGTTCGTCAGCGAGTACGTATGGTTCCACACTATCATCATCGGCCCATTCGCGGTGTGTCTCGCCTATTCGTGGCGGGCAGTCATATATACCTGCCATAGCGATATTGCTTCCCGGGGCATGTCCGGGCGTTATCCCGTAGGTCGTTAGATTGACGCTATTTAATGTATATGTTGTCATTACATATCTCCCGAATAGACTGGTTTGGTATTTGAATTAATGTCGCGTAGTTCATTGACGGCAACCCTTAGCTCCTCTACTGTATTATATGTGTTATGTTCGATTGCAACCAGGTGATTGACCCCCTCTTTAGTGTAATCTCTCATTTGTCTCTGGTCATCCGCGCTCCTTCTCCATAATCCAGCCAGCTCCGCTCCTGTCTCTTCTGTCAGTTGTCGTGCAATGCCCATCATCCCTGTAGTGGGTGATTCACCCATATTAAGTGCGCCGGACAGGTCATCCCATAGCTCCTTGTTACTATCTGCAATAACTTTAACTCGTTGGTCTATCTCTGCTTTCTCTTCAGCAGTGAGGACATTGTCAGATAGTGACAATGATATGTATTTCTGTAGTTCGGTCATCGCCGGACCGAGCATCTCGCTCATAAACTTATTCAGGATTGCATCACGAAGGACTTCGTTCATGTACTCAGCAAAATCATCCACTGATGTCTTTCCGGAGGCGAATCCTTCAGCTATAGCTTCAGCGATAGTGTTCTCTGTAACCCAGCCCCCCATGTAATCTTTCAGTTCCTGCGTTGCATCATCTATGGCATCCTGTACGTCCTGTATATTGTCTTTGAGGTTCTGTACCTCTTTATTGGATGCTGCGAACCAGTTGAACCACCCTTCCTGTGACTTCTCAGCCTTTTTTAACTCTTCCTGTAAAAGGGCTAACTGTTCATTGAGAAGTGATATCCTTTTGCGCATCTCACCCTCTGTCCCTCCAAGCCGTTCGGATTCTCTTATGAGATCATTCTGTCGGTCGATAAGTTTATTGAGCCTCTCAACTTTGTCTGCAAACTTATCCGTAACATCTATCTGGGATAATATCGTTGTCAGCAGAGAACTGACAGCGCCTGGTATATCTCCCGAAGAGGCTCTTGTGATAGTAAGAAGAAGTCCGTCAAGTTTTTCGAGGCTTTCATCATCAAGGCCGAGTGTCTCTCCTATCTGATAAACAAGATTGGCAGCTTCTACAGTTATCTGCCTCCTTAACTCAATCTGCTGTTTGAGTAACTCATTAGTGTTTTCTGTTATCTCTTCCGACATCTTGTCTGCCCATGCAGCAGATCCTTTAGCTAACCCTTTCATCCCGGAGACGTCGATTGCTTTATCGCCCAGAGTCCTGTTGAGCATTGAGAACCCTTTGCCAGGATCTATCTTCAGCAGGGCTGCTGTCATCTTTGCGTTCTCTGCCTTGACTTTATCCAGGTACTTCATCTCAATAGTATACCGATCCTGAGCATATTTCTCAGTCAATGACAGCTTAATAGCCTCACTGTCCTTATATAGTTCGAGGTCCTCTTTGTATTTCTGTTCAAGGAGAAATAACTCTTTGTCTTTGCCTTCCAGATACCCTGCAATTACCTCATTCCTTATTTCCTTTAGTTTAGCAGCTAGTTTCTCTTCCTCTTCCGTAATTGCTTTTGCTCTGTTTTCTTCTTCTTTTATAATAGCATTCGTGACTTCTGCAAGCTGCATTTTATCCCTTCGGTTTTTGGATGCGAATGCTGCCTCTGCTGTATTGGCTGCTGCCAAATATTCAGATAATGCTTCCCTGTCTTTAGGCACAATCTTACTTACCTGCTTTGCATATAGCCCTGCCTCCTTTGCGTTTTCCCCTAATGCTTTGCGTGCTTTTTCAAGACTTTCCAGGTATTCATTGTTCACACCTGGCCCCCACATGAGTTTTGTTAGCTTATTATATTCTTCTCCTTTATCAATAAGTTCTTCTAGTGAGCTGTATTCGGTAATAAAATGCTCAATCTGCTTCTCCGATAATCCGCTATCGGTGGCAGCCTTTTTGAGATTGATCTCATAGGCTTTCTTAGCTAATTCAGCTTCCTGTGTGTACTTTTCTCGCTCTAGCTTTATTATTTCCTCTAGGGCGTTTTTTCTGTTTTCATAATTCTCAGCATTACGATCATAGGTTTCATCACGAAGCGCTCCGATCTTTTTATCGAGTTCCGATGATTTGATCTTTTGTTCGTTTTGTTTGTTGGTAAGGCTTGCTATTGCTTCTGTATAATCCTTAGCCCCTTTTATTGCTGCCTCGAGATTCTTAAGAAAGTTTGACCAGTCACCCGACGCTATTGCTTTGAAAAAATAACCGACACCTGCTTTGGCTTGAGCTACTGCACTTTCAAATTTTAGTATTGTTGTTTCGGTAGATTGAATTATCGCCTTAGTTGTCTTAATGACTGCAGTCAGAGTTACTAGCCCAGCTGCCCATTTCTTTACCGAATTGATGATTTTAGGATATTGAGATTCATCTTGTTCTCTTTGTAGGTCACTCAGTCTGGCCTGTTCTTCTGCTAGTGCTTGCTTTGCTGCTTTTAAATCTTTCCAGACTGCTAGTTTTGCTGTTCCAGCTATTGAATCATCAAATGCTTTCTGTAAGTCTTTTATATCTCTTTCTATCGATTTAATAAGCTCTTTTTGTTCCCGAATGGATTCTTTAAGGTTTTTGGTTGACTTGTCAAAAGCCTTATCCATTTCACCACCGGCTTTCTCCATATTCTTTGCATAGTCGCCGATAGTCTTATTGCTGTCCTTTATGGACTTATCGAGTTTTGAGGTATCTAATTCTGCCGAATATTTGATAGAGGCCATTGCATTGATTTATGACTTGTTAGTGTATTTTTTTAAGTGGTCGATAGCTGCCTGACCTCGAATAACCTTTTTTGCATGGGGGCTCCACCAGGGGAGGTCGGCCATTTCAAGGTTTAGTGCTATCCAGCTTCTGTTCATTATCTCATCGTTTGATAAGTGAAGCTTTGTGCGCATCAGTGCAATCTTGCCAAAGAATGTGTCTCCTCCTACTACTGCTCCGGTGGTTTCAGTACGTTCAGGCGGCCTGTCGCCAATATGATAGTAAAAAAAAAAGGTTCGGGGTCGCACTGTTTGTGCAGTATCTTGAAAAGTGTCTTTATATCCTCCAGCGGTAAGCGCATCACTGCGCGTGTTACAAGTCCTCTCCATCTGGTCCCTGTGGCTATCGCTATAGCCCGGGCGAGATAAATAGTATCATCTGCACTGTCCATGAGTGCAGGAAACATATTCTTATCGTGGGATAAGTCTTTTATATGCGATATCTCTTTACTGATACGTATAAGTTGTTTTGCGTTTAGCGGCCTGATAGATAAATTGAATTTTAACAAGCCGTAACGCAACGTAAACTTATCGCCGGGACCCGTAAGTCCGAGGATGATATTTGCTGATTGCTCCTGCATAGTTTAAAAGGATTCCCTCCTTATCAGAGGGAGTCCTTCATGTTACACTGTTTCGATTTTCCAACTTCCGGCGTTATCGGCCGTAAGTTGAGGCGATGCCTTCATCTCGACGGCCAACATGTTGTCACGGCTAAGTCCCCCTACAATACGGGCTTCGATAGCTGCATTGTACATGAGGAATTTATAGCCTGCATCGGTTGTTATCTCCAGCGACTTTTCAACGGTCACGTAGCCTGTTGCGGGAGTGTAGCCTGACGCGTCGCCTGTGCCTCCTTTGAGTGCGGCCAGAGTTGCGAAAGTCATGTCATAGAACTGCATCACTGCAGAGAGCTCTCCTTCTTCCGTCTTTACGGACCGTATTGGTGCATACTGCTGATCGACCCAGAACTTAGTTGTCGTTCCTTCTGTCTCATCAAGCATCACTGATCCTTTAACGGTATTGGGTAGAGTCGTAAGTGCTGACGGCATTTCGTTTGTCTCTGCCGCATCACCGTACTTGACTGTGGATATTCCATATATGTAAACTGACATATTCTTCTATTTATTAATGTATTTGAAACTAAATCTCATATTTGTGTAATGTTCCCCTCTCTTCGGTTCCGGTATTGTCTTCTGGTACTCCAGGTCAATCATGTAACTCGATGCTGTCACCCCGTCAAGGGCTGATGCTATGAAATGTGAAGCTGAGGCAAGTGTCGTATAATCGTACCTGCCCGGTCCTATGTCTCTGGCGTGATAATTTACGTTGACATAGCACTTCTGCATCACGTTGACATTTATCGGCAGCGCATTAATAACAACATATTCTTTCACTGACGGCGAGAGATCTTCCGGACTGTTTTTAAGGTATTTCGGCTGGGATATGCTTCCCAGTAGTCCTTCAACAATCTTCATTACTTCGTCTGTCGATTTAAAAGCTGTCATCACTGCGGCATTATCGATTCTTCATATCTGGCTGCGGATCCTTTGTCTAATACATTGAGGTACTCCAGGTCTCTCATCAGGTTTACAACCATCACGTCAACTTGGTATGATATAACATTGTACCCTTTTGATTCGACGTATGAAGCGTAGTTCATTCCTGCCACTGCAATAAGCTGAAAACCTCTCGGATTGATAATACTCCTGATAGCCTCCGTGTTAGCACTTTCAATCTCGCTTTTCGATAGTCGCCCTTCTGACTCCGGTCCGGCATAATCGCTGCTGGCCGGGTTTTGAAATATAGCTTTGCCATCTTGAAAGATGTAATAACCGATGGAGTTTCTCAGATTAGCTGTTATGTCCTTATATGTCCCCATTGCATGTTCCTGCATCTGTTCGCGGGCCTGTTTAACGAACTCTTCTCCTGCGCGGATAAATGTCTGAAGGATGCGCTCATGTATGCTATCTGCCTGGCGCTGTATGTCGCGTCCGAAACTGGCAGAGTTATAATTGCTTTTTAGAGCCATAGCCTTGAATTTAGTTGTCCGTTGGATGATCGTTTCACTTTGCCCTCTACTATGCCGTTGAGCAGTGAGGTGAGAACATAATCGCTATCTCTGGGTATTATCGTTGTTGTTTGTGGCATATAAACATCGAAAGCATAATCAATCAGTACTCCGTCATCTCCGGGTATCTTCCTTCCCGTGCCGTTCACTTCTGCCCGGCAGTCGAAGGTATAAGCGGATGTTGCCCCTGCCGTCCATACACCGCTGCTAAGGGAGGCAGAGGCGTGAACGGTAATTGCAATGCTGTCTGGGTACTGTTCCATAGCTACCAGCGTTGAACAAATTTAGCAGTGGGTTTCGGTATTGGCCCGGCTTCTCCATTGGCTTCATATATCCCCTGTGCTAGTTTCTTCAGGCTCTCTTTCTCGCTGAGCGATATTGAGTACCCTCCTTCGCGTATGTTAGGAGATGTTAAAAGTGTCATTATGGTATCGGCATAAGCCAATTGAAAACTGCTGATATTGCTGTAGTCTGCTGATGCTGTAATCCCCCTATCGGTCAATGCCAGAGTGAAGGCGTTATCCGTTAGTGGGTAGTTGAGTTTTGCTTTCAGTGCTTCGAGGTATGTCATCACACAAATGTTTTAAAAAAAAGGCCGCCGGCTAAGACGGCCCTTTCTAATTAAAGAGATGAGAGGAATCTATTAAGCCCATGTGCTAGCATTGGCTGTATAGAGGTTGAAACACCTGTCAACGGTTGGCCATGATGGGAATGCATTACATTCACCTTTGGTCAGTACACTGACGGGGTTGTATTCTCTTCGTATTGAGAGTGAGACGTTACCTCTTGTTGAGAGGAGTACTCCATCCGGCTTTTCAAGCTGCTCGGCTATCGGCCCGTTATACATCTGCCCGACAGCTACGTCAGGGACAAACAGTATGTGAGTCGTTGACCAGGGGTTAACCTGTGTTATGTCACCTGCCTTGTCCTCGATACCAACATAAGTATCAATAAGTGTTATCGGAGGTATACGGTAAGCTGTCAGCACCTGGTTGATATTCTCCAATGTGAGTGCTGTGGTGACAGAGCTTAGCTGTGTATTTGCAAAATACTTCGTGAAGCCGGTTGCAGTACACATCAGGTCAAAGGTATCGGTTGTCATCAATATCCTGCTGAATTTAATTCCTGCAGCACGTCCTGCTTTTACAACGGCAAGGAAATCAGTTATCGGTACCATTGTGCCATTGGCGGCAGTAGTGGAGTCCCATACAACTGAAACACATTTCTTGTTATCTGACGGTAGTCCGAAGTCAATGGTCGTTTCGTTGATGATACCCTGCGGATTGTTAGTTGTTGATAACTGCAGGTATCCTGTCGAGAGGGCTGTAAGAGCCATCCATTCCAGTCGTCCCATGACGCTGTCAAAGACAAAGTCGACATCGTTGAAGTAATCCTCAATAACTGCGTCATTGCCTCTGATGCTTCTGGTGATCCTGTGTTCGAGGATCTCCTTTTCTTCTTTGCGCCTTGACTGTGCTATTTTCGGGATATCAAAATGCCTTGTGGTGAGTGTTTTTCTTCCGGCTTCCGGTGCTTTCGAGTTATACGAGATAACGTGAGCTGCTACACGGCTGCCAACGGCGCCGATGAGTGTTTTCCCGTCGAGTAGATCGACGTTCTTGAGCGGGAATAATGTCGGCCAGTATAATTCCTCATACTGCCTTGCTGCGAGATAGGATTCCAGTCCTGCCTGGGTTACGCCTTCTATAATTGGTGTTTTCATATTGTACTAAGGTTAAACTAAGGTTATTAAACTGGTTCCTGTCCCGGAGCTTCCTCCGCGGAGAGCTATCTGATAAGTGTCAGGTATCGGGAAGGTGAGAGCATCTTCACGAGCTGAACCTATCTTGACAACAGCGCCATCGGCATTGCCTTCTGCTATGCGTATCTTGTCCTTGAGCATACCATTAGGGGTATATCTCAGGGATGAGGCATAAGCACCGGATGCAGCCGAGGCTGCTTCTCCATATACGGTGCCCAAAGCTGTTATAAGTCCTGTTGGGACTGTGAGAGTATCCGTATCATCACCTTCCGTAATGTCTGAGATGATACAGCAATATGCAAAGTCTGTTATTGAGTCTCCGACCTTAAAGTGGTGCTCTTTGGGTAGTATTACTGTTGTAGCGGTCCCCGATGCTGCTGCAGCGGCTGACTTACATACTTCAGCTACCCTGGTCGAAAGGTCAACATACACTGGTGTGCCTGCCGGGAGGTATTCTTTACCGTCGGCTGTATAGTCCAGCCTGGTAACATCGACTGACACACCTCCAGGAACCTCGTCAAGGATTGACTCCCATACGACGTTTCTTCCCGGTATGGATGTTTCTGTTATGTTCATTTAATTTTTTCTTTTAGTTAGTTATATCGTCTTACCTTTCACACCATCAGACGTGTTGGTGTTTTTCTTCTCGGCAATCGCTTTGCCGAGTGCAGCACCTTCCTTAATGCCGCTGCCGCCCGCTGGCGGTACTGAGATATGTACCCCCTGTTCTGCCATCTCCTGTTTGAATGCTGTGTAATCTGCTTCTATGGATGCAGCCAGTTGATCGATTTCGTCCTCCGATCCTGGGACCAGATTACGTCCTTTGAGAAATGAAGCCGGAATCCCTTTTAGCTTATCATGCGTCTTGACTTTATCAGTCAGTGCACTCAAAGCCTTTTCCTTCTTCTGTTGTTCAAATGTGTTCTTGAGCTCTGCTATCTCAGCATCTTTCGCTTCACGATATGCTTTGAACCATGCAGGCTCATCCGGGTCCGGTTTGTCGTCCTTGTCTTTCTTTTTCGGGTCACCTGTGTTTATAGGCTTACCGTTTTCGTCAAGTCCGTGTTTCTTCCGGTAATTTTTAAGTGCTGTGTCTGCTGCTTCTGTTGCCCTGCGGTCTCCTTCTGTCTGAAAATAAGCAGCGTTGAGCTTTAGAAGATCAATGACCCCGTCTGTCAGCGTTGTCTCGATCTGTGATTCTTCTGTCACGGTTTTTGCGTAGTGGTCTGCAATCCCGGATAAATAATTTTCCTGTACCCCATTGAGTTTGGTTTTCAGGAATGATAAAATTTTTTCTTTCATAAAAATATTAAGGTTTAGTTGTTTACCCCTTATTAGCAATTAAACTGCTTTTTGGCAGTATCTGTTGCAATGTTTAATACAAAATTACCGCATTGAAAGGTGTGCGACTAAACCATATGTTAATAATTTATGAACAGTTAACAGCGTTTTACTGACAAATGGCAGTATTTCGGACAATAAAAATAGCCCCTCAGTAATGAGAGGCTATCCGGTTCCTTTGTCCTGGCATGTTTACCGGCAACCGATATCTGGTATTATTTTAGCATCTACCTTATTTCTGAACAATGGGATACAATGTGCTCATCGAGAAGATTCTCTTCGAGTATCACGATACCAGTCTGAGTTATACCACAATAGGTTTCATGAAATTCTTCACCCGTCTGGACATTGATATGCTGACACCTCCAGCAGCTTTCTTTCTCGCATGATGCAAAAATAAAAACTACAAATAACAATATGGGTATTAATCGTTTCATAGAGCTAAGATACTAAACATTTACGTATTTTCCAATAATTTCCATGTTATTTTGCATCCAATAGGGCACGGACTTGTAGTTGTTGAGCCTTTCGTAATTGTTTTTTATGTATCCCTTGAAGCTCTCCGGGTACTCGGTCACGTAGTTATTAACTTCTCTTTGTCCTGTCTTGAGGTATTCTCTGAAATTAGTGTGGCTGGTAAGTATGGGAGTGGCATGGCATAAGCAATTGGGGTGCCAATTGGTCCATTGGAAGTCTTTCGGATAAACCCCTGCCAGCTCTTCACATATCTCCAAGAAGTTGTAATGTGGATGACTTGCGCTAAGGGATATCTTGATGCCTTTCACAAAATCAATCTGGCTCCAGCGCATGTTGTCTGCGCTGTGGTATGCCATATTCGTTTCGCTCCGTGCCACCCTCATTGCGTTTTTATAAGCGCTTCGGTATACTCCCTGTCCCGGATGATAGTCTCTCATGCGCTGCGAGGGGACCAGCTTACCGGATGCATCGCGCACTCTTCTGAACAGCGCATCCGGGTTCTGCAGGTACTGCCGTATCCTCTGGCTTATCTTTTGTGCACTGTCACCATTGACAATACCCAGCCCCAGGTGAACTTCCATCTCTGCCCTGAACTGTCCTGCTACCTTCCATACCATCTCACTGAGTGTCTCTGTGCCATGCTTGGCTGATAGGAATGCTTTTAATGCCGGGGTGTTAGACATATAATATGCTGCGCTCTGTGATGCTTTTATGTCGCTGATAGTGCGAAGGTACTCAGCTACCAGGCGGTCATTTTTCTGGTTGCTCAGGTCCCACATGCGGGCTATCTCATCTTCCGTTACTGCTAGCACCTCACCATGCATATCCGTTATGATGCCATCCATCTTTCTTACCAGTACTGGTGGGAAGCGGAAGGCTTTTGTAAACCGCGCATTAGGATCCGCTGCAAGGCGTGAGAATTGATCTGCTATGCGGTCAAAGATATCCCGGTAGCGCTGCTCAAAGAGAAGCTGGCGACTCATGAAGCGTTTTTTATATTCTGAGTTTATGTCGGGCATAGATCAGACTCCTGTTTCAAAGTTATATCCGTATTCATTAAGTCCGGGAGGCGGGATCATCTTACCGATACCAGCCTTAAATGGGATCATTCCCCCGTTGGTCGCATTAAGAAACTCTCCCGCCCAGGGATGACCCGCATACCAGTGTTGACCGATTGATATTTCGGGGTATATCAGATCTGATTCAAATATCTCCTTTACATGATCTGCATTGTAATGGTAAACCATGTCCATGGATATACGGCCCATCCCTTCAATGTTGCCGGGTGCGAGCCGGTTCATCAGTTCTGCCCCGATATTCTGGTAGCTGTCAAACGGGCCATTCCTTGCCTGGTCAAACATAAACTCATAAAACTTCGATCCCTTGTGAGCTGCCAGAAATCCAATCGAATTGCCATAAGAGTAAGGACAAATAAAAGACTCATGATCTTCAAAGAGATGGCTGTCCACGGGCTTGAAATACAGGATATCGGTATCTGAATAAATTCCGCCCTGCTGGTATAAAAACCAATATCTAAGCAGGTCCGATTTGTGGATCTCTGAGATATCGTTACCCACTCCAAGGTCCCGCATGTCAACAATATGAACAACATCCGCTATGCTGTATAACCTGGCTGTCCAATCGGAAAACTTCTCACTGTAGCTATGCTCATCAGAAGCCCATGTTCTGAGCTGGCTTTTAATCAAAGGGGTCCACAGGTTTATTTCCCACTGCGGATTAAGATGCTTAAACGTAAAAGCAGTCAGAAAGCCCAGGTAAGGCAGCCTGTCGCCGGACCAGTAGAGATGCAGTTTCTTAGGTAACATAAGTCAGGTAATTGCAAGCGGGCCACTCTTTCAGATATTCCTTTATGTAGTTATCCATCGGAAGTTCAACGGCCCTGCGGCTCATCAGGCAGGTCCATGACGAGGGGCTGCAGATGTAATATGAGTAATATCCCCTCTTGTCCAGCCTGTCATAATCATACCATGCTATGCCTGCGGGTTCACAGTCATGGTAAGCGATAAAATCAAACTTCTCCTTGAGTGCATTGATGGCAAGCGTCCGAAAGCCGGTATAATTATCCACAAACAGGAACCTGGGCAAAACATCCGGGATGACCAGGGAATTGTAATAATCTGTTATCTCTTTTTGCTGCGCCTCGGTGAGTGCCCTGAGCGGTGTGCTTATGTCAATATCTGTTGGCTGGTGGATTATCTTTGCCTGGCAGGCCTTATTGACCTCAGCCATCCATTCGAGATCATTTTCTATTCCCAGATAATTGCCCTTTGAAAGAACAGGGGTTGAGTGAATGCCGGTCCCAAGTTCAAGGACAAAGGCAGGTTTGATATTATCCATCACTGCCCTGAGCAGCGGAAGATGCGTTGAGTAGTCGTATTTGCAGTTGTTTATCATAGGTCGGCAGTTATTATATGTTTAGCTCTGTAGTTATTATCCTTTATCAGTGAAAGAAATATCAAATGGTTTTTTCTGAGCAGCTTGGCCTCATCATGTCCCTTGTAAGGGTTATGCTCATGCCACTGGTGAATGACAATAGGCTGTGTGGTAATGTATATTTCCAGGCCCAGGCTCCTGATCTGGTGCAATAGGTAATCGTCATCAAAGCCGGCACCGAATGAAAAACGCTCATCGAATCCGTTAATCTTTCTGAGGTTGCCCGCTGATATCGCGCTGCAGAAATGGTAAGGCTTCGGGCGGTATACGGGATGGCAGTACCATGCACTCTCCCCATCAAAAGATGCCCCTTTGCTATTTATGAATTGCCCCGGTGTCTCATCCTTCCCCTGCGAGTAGCATCCATAAGCTATGTAATTGCTATCTGTCACGTGCTTTTTTGCGTGTGCTATTATATCTCCCAGGTGATAACATTCTGCATTTTGTGTTATGATAATATCAGGGTTCTTACTTAGCGCATAGGCAAAGCCAACATTATATGCCGGATCACCCTGTGTCCAGTTCTTGTTCTTCATCTTTATCACCACAACAGAAAAAGGCAATTTATCCGGGAGTGTTACATCCTGCGGGCTGCCATCATCCACCACTACAACAAAGAACTCCTGCGGGTTGTATTGCAGGAAGCTGTTCAGCGTGTTTATGAGCTGCGCATTTCTGTTGTAATATGTCATCACTACACCTACCATCAGTCTTTCTTTACGTGTGTATGGCTTGCTGTATCTTCATTCTGTGTGCGGTAGTAGTGTTGTTCATCTGCTGGCAGGTCCCGTACATGGTCGTAAGTCCATGGTACATGAATAGCAGTGTATGGTCTGTTTGTGCGGATACCTTTGTAGCTGAAGGCGGGTGTCTTGTAAAGAGCGAAGGTGGTGTCGATGGCTGCATTGAAATACCTTTCATCGAGCGGGTACTTCCAGAACTGGCTCTCCCAGTCAATAGTGCCCTGGCTGGTAGCTCCTTCTGTTTCTAACGAAAAACCGCATTTATCAAATTGCGGATAGCGCCTGAGCCCTTCTTCCAGCACTTCAAGAAAGTCATCCGGTATCTTTGAACAGTCCAGGTCAGGATCTGTTACTATGTATTTGTCTTTTATGCCGAGCCGTTGCAGGATGTTTTGTGTCCATACTACCTGGTGGCCGTAGTTCTCCTCCATGCGTAGCACCTGAAACGGGCAGCGCTGAGCGTAATACTCAAGAAGCGGTATGTAGTCGCTGTTATTGTCAATAATAACAGGCTCCAGTCCGTTATTGAAACACCAGTGCGCTAACTGGACGGGGAGTGATATTCTATTGTAATTAATTATTAAGCACTTATATCTCATACGCCCCTCCTATATGACAGACGTGATATTGTGCTGTCGGTATGTGTTTATTATTCTCGAATGCCCGCAACTGCTGAATGAAATGGTAGTCATGCCCGTAACCTGTTTTATCCCAGGTCAAACCGAGCCTGGCTGCATGGCACAGGTTAGAGGTCCCGCAGCGCCCGTACTGTGTTATGTCGGCTTGTCGCTCAACCCATTTCCCCTCATGCATCATCCAGTCGTTTGAATAGACCCAGTCCTCACCGTTGATGTTCTCTGCAAATGTTTTCAGGTGATCCTGCCCGTATTGGTCGTCGTTATCGAGGTAGATGATATAGTCACCTGATGCTGCCCTTATCCCGGCATTGCGTGCATTGTTACTCCATAGTCCTTCCCTCTGTGTGCGTAACAGCCGGAGGCGTTTATCGTTCTTCAGCATCCGGCTCACTATAAAGCTTGTCGCGTCACACCCGTCAGATATGACTATCAGTTCAAAGTCTTTGTAGCTCTGGGTCAGCACGGAGTTAATTGCCCTGACGAGCTTCTGTTCTTTCTTTGTGGCTGCTCCCGGGAAGTCAGCAAGTAATGAGGGGAGGATAACGGAAAATTTCATCTTACCGGAGTTTTTTTAATTCTTTATTTTCTTTAAGTAACTCTGAAACCTGCTTCATTATACTATTTATAAATTCATCCTTATTCCTTATTGATATATGATCTTCCTCAGGATGACTAAGCATTATGATAAGGTCTCCCATTCCCCTTATTAACTCATCGTACTTGGCTTGTAACTCGACGACTTCTTTAAGTCTGGTTACTTCAAATTTAATAACTGCTGGTAGTTTCATATCTTATCAATACATGATTTTAACATTTCATAAGTCTCTTTGCTGTGGGGTGTCCTGAAATCCCGGTCTCCAATGTACAGAATGATATCCTTTGTCCCGGTGTCGTCATTCATGTCCGGGTCCACCCAGAATGCCGATAGCCGTTCAGGCCGGAAGTGCAGGTCGACAAGCTCCATGCAGTTTTTGTTCTTGGCAAATCCCAGGTTGAGGTTCTCTTCTGCTTTTGCGCTGTCCTCTATGTAGATAGGTACTAACATTTATCCAAATGTATTTCTTTTACTGTAATTATGCAACATATTACTGCTTTTTTACAGTTTAACCGAGCAAAATATTTATAAGATCCGCTCGTTGGTTGTTTACCCTGCTGAGCATCAGGTATTCGCTTATGTACTCCCAGGCTATCTGGTTCTGTTTCTCCGCGTCAACCTCTCCTGATAGTACTGCTCTTATCGCATCGTAATATTCCGAAGGGTTGTTATATGACAGTGCTCCCGGTACGTTCCACCACCCCGGTACTACACAGGCTGCCCCGGACCACGAGCCTTCAATGAATCCTATATTCGAGCGGCATCTATTGAAAACATTATCGTGCAATGGTACATGAAAGACTTCAGGGGCAGTGTCCAGTATCTTCTTGTGGTACATGATAATATCCATACCCTGAATGAAGCTTTTGTTTTGCGTCTCGGCAAAGAACCAGGGATAAAAACCCATGAACATAAACTCATGGTCCGGGTGCTCTTGTGTCAGCTTATTAATTTCTTTGCCGTATGTCATCATATCGTATATATGTGCAGCGGGTCCGCGCCATAGAACTCTCTTCTCCCTCTTCTTTAGTTCGCGCCTGCGGAAGATATCATCATTAAAAGCGTTAGGGATAACGCGTATGTTACGGTTGAACTGCTGATAACATTGCTTTAAGTATTCAACCGGCACAGTCACGACGTCGGCTGCCCGGAGGCACCTTTTTACATTCTCCTGTACTGCCGGGCTGTTATATGTCTGGTGTGCCGGGTTCTCCGGGTTGAGGACAAAGAGGTTATCATCATAGTCCACCCATATAGGCTTATTCATATCCTTTGCGTAAGCGATAAGGTTAGCTGCTACCTCGGTATATGGCCTCTGCAGCATGATAATATCGTAATTAGATATGAGTTGCCATGTCACTGGCACCTGGTCCCAGGAGAGAACATCTATCTCATGTTTTGAGCGGTTCTTTAGGTCGTGTGCTACTCCCGACGCTCTGTAATAGCAGGTGGGGTCGTTCTTATCCGGTACTAAGAATAATATTTGTGCCATAGTCCTATACTTCAAATCCTGTCATCTGGTTAGTGGTGTCATCTTTTAGTCGCTCCATCTCTGTCTCGGGATCTTCAACGAGCGGGTTGATCTCAACAGCTGTCTCTTTAGAGAGGATGCCTCCTGTTCGGGCTACTGTGATATTGTCAATTACCTCTGTATCGTTCTGCGGCAGGTAAGGTGTTATCTCAGGTATCAGCTGCACTGCCTCTGCCTCTCTTTCTAGCGAGGTGTTAATCACTTTGCCGATAGCTGCTTTGATAATGTTAAAACGTCGCTGCAGGCCCATGCCGAATATCTCTTCTTTCTTCGATACGGCGAGGTGTGCATCCATAAAAAAGGCTTTCATAGTAAATTGTGCAATAGTACCCATCCCTTTCATTGCGCTGAATGATATGTCCGGCGTCTGGCTGAGGGTGTATATCAGGTCGCGCAGGTTGTCCTGTTCCATCTTTATGCTTTCCGGCGGTGAGTTAAGGGCCAGGTAGTTGGCTTGAGCATTCTCGGCAAGCTGTAATATCTTTCCCTGTTCGCCTTTTTGTGCAAAGCCGAGTATCTCACCTACCACTGCAAGGATAGGGGAACCGAAGTAGTCATTCATGTCGGCATGGTTTGAGACTGAGTCCTCAAGTCTTTTTATCATGCTGGCCACGTCACTCCATTCCGGTCTCTTCTGGCTGTGATAGATAACAGGTATCTTCTTTAGCGCATTGGGTATCGGGTTGATGTTCTTCACTCCTTCCGGTGTCACCACCTCAACCAGGTCGTCAAGCTTCCACACGTTGTCGCGGTTGACATACCGGTATTCGTAGTCGTTGGTGTAGACATCGTAATGGTCAACATCTTTATTGTCCTCCTCCTTCAATTTGTAGCTACGCGCAAAGGCTATCATGTCACCTGTTGAGTCGAAGAGCGGGTATAGCTTGTCGCCCAGGTCCGGGGACCAGATATTGCATTTGAGGGTGTACCTGGGTTTTGCTTTTCCTGTCTCAACAAAATACCACACTTCGGCGCATTCCATTTCGCTCATCAGCCGGCGTGCTATCTCTTTGTTCTTGTAGTTCATCTTGTTGTTATTAAGGATCCACTCAACAGAGTTAACAAGTGTTTTCTCTTTATCGCTCTCGCTCTCGTATACCGGGTTTATCTTTACCGGTATGTTAAGCATAAAACCTACACGACGGTCCACGATAAGCTGCTGGAAGCTCATGCCTATTCGTGCCGGGTCGATATAGTCTATTATTGTCTTTTCGGTGGCCGCGCTACTGGTGTCACCATACCCTTTGACTATCTTTTTCTTTTGCCTGTAATTCTCATCGAATATATCATGGTCGGCTACCTTGTATTGTTTGATAGCCTCCTCCTGTGATACTTCAAAACTTGGCGCGTTAGTGGTGAAGAGCTGCGCTATCTCTTTATAGCTCTGCTTGGCTATTACTTCGAGGGCGTTTTTAATATTCATTTTTTAATTTTTTATGGTAATAGTTCACTTAGTTGCTGTAGGTTCATTTTCTTTCTGTTCTTGCCGATAACCTCCTGAAGGATGACATACCTGGCCGCATCGATAGCATGGTTAAACTCATCGACGGGCTGGTTGATGTACCGTCCTTCTTTGTCCTGATCATAGACATAGTTATCAAATTCTTTCTTTATATGAGTGGAGCGCTTCGTTATGAATATCCGGTATTCCTGCATCTTTGTTATCCCTGCCATCACTGATCCCTGGTATTTTTCTACGGCATGTATGTTCAGTCCGGCGTTGTATATCTCATCGATAAGTCGTGGATCCGCGCTTTCGGATATTATCTTTTTGTTTTTGCAATTTGTTTTAAGGACATTGATGATATCATTTGTCAACATCCTGGTCCGGTAGCATATCTCATCAAGATATAACTCTTCGCCATGGATGCCGACTTCGAGTATCGCTGTGGGATCGTTCGTGTATCCGAAGTCCATACCAATGAAGCGCTTCTTCATTATCTCAGGTATGTCGTCTATCATCTCATAATTTTCAAATATACGGCCCTCGATAACTGCTCTTAGGCCGAGGCCATATACTGTCCAGAGTGACTTGTTGCGGTCTTTTAACTTCTCAATATCTTCGACGATCTTCTGTTCCAGGAAGGGGTTGTCCTTGTATGTGCTGATAAAATGGTAGGTGTCCGGGTCTTTGTTAATCTCTTCTATCCAGTGATCTTCAGAGAAGGATGGGTTGTAGTCAATAATTGCGAACTGTGTTGTTCGCATTATGAGCTGTTGCCATTCTATGTAAAAGAGCTCATTAGCTTCATTGGCAAATAATATGTCCCGCTTGCGGCCCCTGATCTTCTGCTCGTCATCTGTTGAAAAGAACTCTACCCAGCTGCCGTTGCTGAACCGGTATATTAACTCTGTCTTATTGAACTGCTTATCATTCCACAGTCCCATCCTGTACATTATTTCCTTGAAGTCAATAAGGACGGAGCCCTTCAGCGCTGGTAGTGTCTTGCGGACTATTGATAAACGTACTGCGCTATGCTCCAGGATGTAAATAATAAGAAATATCAGGATGTTGTAAGTCTTTGCTGACCTGGCCGATCCCTGGAGACTAATAATGGCCTTGTTGTCTGCAAGTCCTTTAATGAGTCCTTTGTAAATCTTATCTGCTACTTGGATCTTCACTATTCTTCTGTCTCTTCTATATCTACCTTATCGGCATTATCAATAAATTCTATAGTGATTCTTGGTACGAGGTCCCGTCCATCGGCCCCGGTGACTTCCTGTTTGTCTCTCCATCCGTGTTTATTGATGAGGACGAACTTTGTTATTGCTGCATTTAGCTTGTCTGCTGTGGCATATTTCTGGAGCTTAAGTTCCTGTATTTTACGTGCTTGCCTAATCAAATCGGAAAACGACGAATATTTTTCACTCAAATATCTAATGACATCTGGGTATAAATCCCGCTCAATAACCAGAAATTCTTCCCAGAAAATATTAATAGCATCTTTCTTTTGCCATGCTATTAAGTCATTTCCTAACTGCTCGGCTCTCTTCTTAGTCCATTTCGGTTTCGGCTGGTATGTCGAGCTGAATTGCTTCCCGTCTTTCGGCTTTATGTTCCCGTATCCTCCTGGCATGATAATGAATGTTTTTTAATTTCAATTCCCGGATCAAGTTTCTGCATCCTGTCAATAATAACCTGACAGTATAAAGGGTCCAGCTCCATCCCGTAACATTTCCTGTTCAGTTGGTGTGCTGCTACCATTGTGCTACCGCTACCCAGGAAGGGATCTAATATTAATTCGCCTTTTTTACTGCTATTATTTACTAAATCCCCAAGCAATGTTATTGGTTTCATTGTTGGGTGTAAATCATTTTTTAACGGAGTGTTATGCTTTAGAACTGTAGTCTTTACTTTGTCTGAAAATATATCAGTAATTATTTTTAATAATTCATCCTTTTTTAATTTAGTAAAGTCTATTTCATCCTCAAATACTGTCACTTCAGAATTATTCCCGTGCCATCTATGATGGTCCCACCACCCATATATTATATTTTCATGTTTCCCCTTGTAGTCCTGTCGTCCTAAGACTAATCTGTTTTTTACCCATACTAACATATTTGAAACATGAAATTCATCCATTTCATAAAAACTGATTAATGATTCGGCATTGCCGAATACATAAACAGAGTTGTATGATGCAATATGTTTTTTTATGATGCCGAATACTGACTTGATCCAATTGTTATATTGTTTCCTGTCTATAAAATTGTCATTTTCAATATCTTTCTGTATTCTATTACCTTTATCATACAAATTAAGCAGCTCATTTTTGCTTGAATAATTGACATTGTAAGGCGGATCTGTAATTATTAAATCTGCCAGCAGGCCATCCATTAAATTTCTGTATGTTTCTGGTTTTGCGCTATCCCCGCAGATAAGGCGATGCTCTCCTATTTCAATAATATCACCAAGTATAATATCTGTCTTAATTCCTTCCGGCGGTTCGTAGTTATCATCGACTGCCTTTTGTGGGTCCATCGTAACTTCAGGAAAGTCCAGTCCCCACTCCTGTAGCAGCTCCTGGTCCCAGTCGGAGAGAATCATATCCCAGTTCATCTCACCATAGGCGAGGTTATCTTTAATAACAAATTCCCGCCATTGTTCTGGTGTCAGGTCCCGGCCTTGTTTTACCCATTCGTCTGGTACATCATTATAGCCTAATTGTTTTAGCGCCTTAAAGCGCATATTCCCTCCCTGGATGATGTTATTCTCGTCGATAATAATCGGGCGTAACTTCATCATCTGTGGAAAGTCCTTGAGTGACTTGACGAGTTTTTCGAATTTGTCGTCTTTAATCAGTCGTGGGTTGTCCGGGTTCGGCTGGATTTGTGATAGCTTCATCTAAAAATATTTATCTTCTAATTGATCAGAATGGTGCTTCTGGTCCTGTGTAGGTGCTGAAGGATCTTCGTCCTTTTGCTGGTGTCGTTTTTGTCCTGCCTGATTTTGTTTTTTCTGAACCGCTTGCCATAGTTTGTCTCCTCTTATTGATTTGTTAATAATTGAATATTCGTCTATTATTTTTTTATGATGTTCTGCATAAAAATCATATAACTCTGCATTCTCTTCAATGGTTACCTGCTCGATGCATCCTGATGACCGGAGGTTTGATGATCCATGAATGCAATATTTCAGCCGGTTGAATGCTTCAAAGATGCATATCTTGGTATGGGATCCTGCTACTGCCAGCTGGAACCTGTCGTTAATATCGAGCTCCTCCAGCATGTATGGTATCAGACCCCTGCGCTCATGTGCAAAAAAATAGTCCGAAATTATCAAGTCTAAGCTGTCGATGTAATTCCCTACAAACAGGTTGACCAGTGAGTCGATGTTGTTCTGGCTCATCGATAGCGTAGATATTATAAGCTTACTGGTCTTTATGTTTTTCTGGTAAAAGAATGCTTCAATGAAATCTCCCATTATAAAGTTACCCGACAGGATGATGTGCGCTCGCTGTCCTTTCTCAATTTCTATATTGCGGGCCATATCCATCGCGTGTTCAAAGTATAGCCTGTTTTCCGGGATTATCTTTGTTGGTTTCGGGTTAATATAGCGGTTCCCGTATTGCGCCAGGAAGTCATCATCGAAGGTTAAATCGATTTTTAAGTCCTGGTCGCTGAACTCGATATTAAAATCTTCATTCTCCATTTGCTGCAATTAATGAGTGCAACTTACTATATTTTGACAGTTAAATCAAATGAATGTTTCACATTTTTTCAACTATTTACAGTAAGGTATTGACAGAAGGCACTAAAAAAGGCAGCCGGGAGGGACTGCCTGAAATGGGTTGTAGGTTTTTAATGTTTCGTTAAAATATTATTTCTTTTGCGAGTTCGATCAGCTGGTCAGTATCCGTTCCTATCCAGTCGATCTCCTGTCCTTTAAGGTTCTCTGCTTTGGTCTGATAAAAAAGCTGGTGTGAATCACATTCCGTAATGTCCAGTGATGCAACAAAAACCCATCCCTTATCAGATCCACCCCATGATTGTACTTCTGCGCAGCCCTGGGAGTCGGAGCTGTCTCTCCTTATTAAAACTCTTAGCTTGGTGGTGAAGCGTTCTTCTTTAATTTTATAGATCCCTTCAAAATTAATACTCTGGGGTCCGTTATAAAGTCTTTCCTGGATTACTTCTGTTCCTTCTGCTGCATAAATTCTTGGTGTTTTCATTTTCGTAAGTTTTATTTGGTTTCTAATCTGTATTAAAGATAAAACTTTTTACTGTTATATGCAAGTATTTTTGTAGTTATTTTGCACTATTTCTCACTTTATTGCTTATTTGTACGCTTTCTAAATTAGGCAAATAAAAACCCCCGGGCTGGTTACCGGGGGCAAAACTTAAAAACCTGGTAATGAAAACAAAAAGACTAATTACAAAGTTCTTCAAACTTTATCATAAAGGTAAGGCGTCCATTGATATATACTGCTCTGTCA